GTAGAGATAAAAAACACTCTACCCTGTAGGGTAGAGATGATCAGGAGATCAGAATTTATGAGCCGCCACACCCACCTGTACCAAAACAACGCTTGGAAAGACCTTCGGCGCAACCAATTGCAGAAGCAGCCGCTGTGCGAATTCTGTCTGGCTCGTGGAATCATCACCATGGCGACCGTGTGCGATCACATCGAACCGCATCGTGGGGATCTGGATAAGTTTTGGAATCCACTCAACCTTCAGAGCCTATGCAAGCAGTGTCACGATATAGATAAACAGAGAATAGAAAACGGACTTAATGAAAAAAAGATCATAGGGATTGATGGATGGCCAATTTAAGTTGTGGCAAAATAATTTCAACTTAAACAATTGGAGCCATTATGAATAGAAATCGCACATACAGAACTGTTAGTAAGGATTGTGAAAATTGCGGATCAATTTTTTCATTTCAACATTCAATAGGAATGAAAAAGACAGTTTGCTCAGATGCTTGCATGACTGAAAAGAGAGCAAAAAACAAGGCAATAAGACAGTCAAAACTTCCAAATTGCTCGGTTGAAGGATGTAAAACAAAAGCCACGAGAGTTGGTTGTGGTATGTGCGAAACACATTTCTACAGACTAAGAAGGACAGGATCGACAAAAGATCCAATTTTTAAAAATTGGGCAAAGGCAACAAATGGTTACATAGCAAGAAAAGATTCCGGCCATTTTCTTTCTGGTGTTCATGGAATGATTTATCAACATAGATTTGTGCTTTTTGAAAGTATCGGAGTTGGCGAGCATCCTTGTTACTGGTGCAAAGAAAAAGTTGAATGGAAGGCTCAAGGAAAAAGAAAACTTGTAGTTGATCATCTTGATGGAAACAAAGAAAACAATTCTTTAGACAATCTTGTTGCTTCTTGTCATAGGTGCAACTCAGGCAGAGGACTGTTTGAGTCATGGGTAAGAAAGCATCTAGACGATCCGTTCTTACACAAAATATTTGAAGACGCAAAAGCAAAAGGACTGTTAGTTCAAAATTAAGAAATTAGCCAAAATAAAAGAGGCCGAAGCCTCTTTTATTATTTTGTGAGAATGTCGAAGTATTCAAGCAATCCAACCAACAACAAGCAAGCAACCACCAGTGCTGCAGCAATATCAAGAATTTTGTTTTTCATTTAAGTTCCTTTTCATGTCCGAACCATTTCGGCGCATGAATACATTATACATGAATTTTTACTTTATTTAACATTAGCCACTAGGACAAACTCTATATTCTAAAAATATTTTTAGCCTTCGCCGTGCTGGGTTGCACCGTAGGTCTTTCCAAGCGTTGTTTTGGTACAGGTGGGTGTGGCGGCTCATAAATTCTGATCTCCTGATCATCTCTACCCTACAGGGTAGAGTGTTTTTTATCTCTACCCTCTTCGCAAGCCGCATGGTTGCTGACTTCCCAGTGAAATAGGGTAGAGAGGGTGGGTGAGTGACTCAAATTCCTAGAGTTCAAAAAAATCGTATGGATTCCATGCCAAACCCTATATTTACTACTTTTTCAAAGTCTCTATATTTACCTACCCTCTCTACCCTCTCTACCCTATAGTAAATAGAAACCCAGTAACCATGCGGGTTCCGATAGTTTTTTTTATAGGGTAGAGATGAGGGTAGAGAGGGTGGAGATCAGAATTGGCCAATTTTCAGCGCCGGAGGAACCAGAACTAAGCTCTTTCCGCTGCTTTTTCGTTTCTGCACGTTCATCTTGCGCAGAAAGAGTCCGGCTGTCTTTGTGTCACTGCTGGTTGGCCTGTCGATGCCGCACTCCATAAGCATCTGGGTAGTAGTAACCCACCTCCAATTAAGCTGATCTGTCTTCCACTCCAGCCGGAATGAAAGGCGCTCGTCAATGGGGTCGATCTCAGTGTGGTTGTCGTTGTGCTCATTCAACTCTGCCACCTCGTCATTTGAAAGAAACCAGCTCATTCCTTTCAGGTACATCGACTCGTAAATCTCAGCCCAGAGCTGCTGCATATCAATTTTGTGGTCGCAGTCGATTGCTTGGCAGTTAATCGTCCAAAAGCGCCTGTTTCCTGTTTTGTCCTTCAGGAACTGATCATCGTTGACCGAGCCAAAGAATACAGTGCGCCGTGCAAACGTGCGCTCTTCGCGTCCGTACGACAGACGCATCACATCGCGGTCGCTGGTAATAAAAGCCTTCAGCGCTGCTATGTCAGCTTTGCGAAAGGTAGCGTCCAATTCGCCAAGCTCAACCATCCAGTAGCTGACGGCCCGTTTAACGCTGTCACGGTCATCAGGGCGCAAGCTCAGGCCGTCTTTGATGACATCCAAGCTCTTTGGAGCCAGTGATTTGAACCACTTCGTCTTGCCCATGTACTGCGCACCAGTGAACACTAGCACGCCAGCTGTAGATGCGCCGTTCGGCTCAAAAGCAGCTGCAATTGCAGACAGAAGCCACTTAGTCATCATGGCCTCTTTGAGCTGCTTGACCTTCTGATCCGAGTCTTGATTTGCGGCCGTGACTGTGTTGTGAAAATCACTTATTCGAGATTTTCCGTCCCACGGCTTGCTAGTCACCCACGTTGTCACGGGGTTGTAGATGTTGCTGTCTGCGATGTACCACGTATAAGCATCCAGATCCGCCGACGAGAGCTCAAATTTCTTGCAGCTTGACGTGAACCATGCGAATGCAGCCTCGGCCTCGTTGTCCATGCTGAAGCTCTGATTCGGGATGATGATTTCTCGCTTTTTCTTGATGATGTTATAGCGAATAGTCACATCGAGACGGTGCGCAGCTGCTGCAATGTTGTTGATGGTAGATAGTGGTTTACCTTTGCTGTTTATGTCAGGTAATGGGCTGTACCAATCAACAGAATCGCCAAAATTGTGCTCAATGATCTCGCCTGTATCTGGATCTATCGTCTCAGTATTTCTTGCAGGAGCTGGAGCTGCAATAGCTCGCTGCTTCAATTCCGGAGCCTTGCGTGGTTGTAATTTACCCTTCTGAAATGCGCTGTGAAGCGTTGAGTCAATCTCTGATGTTTGAAGGCCGTTGATCTCTGCCGCTTCAGAAAGCGAGTTCCAGGCCAAGCTCTCGTTCAATTCTCCGCTGCCTACGAATTGAGCAATGCAAAACGCCTCTGAATTGAGTGTGTCGTTTCGCTGGCCAGAAGGCGCGTTTTGAACCTTCTGAATTGCGTTGTCAAGCGCCGACAAAACGTATTTACGATTCGGCGTGGCAGACTGAGCGTGAGATTCAGATTGTTGTGGTCGTACACGCTCCACAACAGGCTCAACAAACTGATGGGCCATCAGCATATCCATCGTCACCAATCCTGCGCCCTGTGGGCTCTCAAGCAGTTCTGATCGCCTATGTGGACGCTCCGAAGAGTTATCCCCCTTAGTTGACATGGTTCCGTACAGCTTAACGATGCGCGATGCGTTTGATACCTTCACATCTACGTGCGCAATGTCAGTGCTGAAGTTTGCGTGAAGATATTTCAAAAAGCCTTTGACGGCAGCTGTGACTTCGCTGGTGTTTTCAAGATCGCACTTGTAAAGCAGGTGAAATCCGTTGCCTGAATCAGCAACAAAAGGCACTGGAAATCCAGCATCGGCCATTTTGTCTCGAATCCGCATGGCCACGTCATACGACTCTTTTTTCTCATCATCGGTGCTTGCGCAGTCTGCTGGACGCTTTGGATCAACGTCAACAAGAATAAGAGCTCTACGCTCGATGTCTTCATCCTTGGTTAAAAGATTTCGATCTGCATAGTCAATTGTTTTATTCTTGATGCGATCCAGAAGCTCAGGCTTTACTGGGTTAAGCGTGATGTAGATGGATGGCACATTACCATCCAGCTCTTCAACCGCCTTCAGGAATGATGTGCCACCACCCGCGCCAAAGAATCCTGAAACTGTTCCTTTTGATGTTTTCGGAACTCGAAGCTCAAAGACACCGTGATCTTTAAACAGCGACTTGTATGTTTTCGCAATGAGTGACTTCATCATCACTCCTTAGCAATTATTGCGGCAGCAAGAAGAGCTATCGAGATGTTGTACGAGTCAGATCCTCGTGAGTAAATGATTGTTGAGTTTGCGTCAAATTTCTCATAGACGGCTTGGAACACATCAACTGCGTGTTGAGCTTTTTCGTCAATGGATTTACCAATGGAAATGTTTTCTTGTGTCATTGTCCGACCTTTCAAAGCGACCATAAAAAGACAGAGGGCAGGCGGTGGTCGAATCCGCTTTTCGGGAGGGGAGCTACCCCGAGAACCTAGCCGTGTCAAACAACTATATCACAGAGAGAAAATCACTCACGCTTGAGTTTCGGCAACGGAGCCCAAGCCACATAAAACGGATCTTTTCCGTTGTACTGCCCGTACATCGCGACACCTCCAGCACCGAGAAGCTGGCATTTAACGCCGCGTGGGCACGTTTCAATTGGTTGCCAGAAGTAGTTGTGATCTACGGCTGCTTTACCTGTGCTGTCGATTTGCGTTGTCATTCTTGACCCCTAGCTCGAATCTGCATACCAAGCATTGCAGGTAGTGTGTTTGGATGCGCTGCGTCGCATAGCTTTGCACAAGCCTCACGCTCCTCTTTGACAGCAAGATCAACAAAATGAGGTGGAACCCATGTGTAAACGATTTCCTCGCGCAATTCTTTTCTTGTTTTGTCTGCTACCAGATTTGCAAATGCTTTGAAGTGCTCTCCTAATCCTTCGTAAACAGACAAGTCTTGCCAGAATCCTGCCTCTTTAGCCATCTCAATAATTTCATCTCTCTGCATTGCGCTTCTCCTTATAAATTTTCCTCAGCTTCGGCAACAACTTCGCGTGCGAATCTGGGTATTTTTCTTTCAGCCATTGCACAACTCTGAAGACATAGAAAGACGTATTGCTACGCCTTTCCAGAAACTTCAGTAGCTCTGCTTCAGCTGCGTGTGTTTTGTTGCTCATGGCTTACTGGATAGACCGCGCCATTTAGATTCGTGAAGAATCATGCTTGATAAGCTGCACCTGTCCGATTTGTTTTTTTGGCCACGAGCATCTCGAACAGTTGAAGCGCAGAGTCTCCAGCCCTTGTTGTCGTAATACGCATATCTGTTGGCGTTGTTGTTTGGTGTATCGACCTCATACACGCCGTCTCTGACTGGATTTACGCTAACTGGAAACCACTCAGTCACACCATGGGTTTGTTTTGACTTCATCAATAAACTCCTTCATCTGTTGTGGCGACCTGATAAGACGATACCGGCCACCCCGCTTTTGAAACGCTTGCTCCCACTTGACTTGCGCGTCTCGTTGCTTGCCTTTGAGTGTTTTGAACTCTGCGGCTGCGCAGACTGCAACAGTCTTTCCAACCATGTCTGGCGTGATGACGACTTTGACAATCGCGATCGAGTCCGAGACGCCTGGCGTTCCGACTTTAACGATTCGACTTGGATCATCCATTGAGCGAAAGACGCCCGATTGAAGTCGCATTGCCAAAACGTCTGGATCAGAACCGATTGCAAGTAGTGAAGCATTTTGAATATTTTTTTCTTTTAACACGGCAACTCCAGTAAAATTTCAACCGTAAGTTGCCGTTTCTCCAAGGGACGTTAAATGCCGCAGACCGAAACCTGCGGCATTTTTTTCGTTAGAACGGGATGTCCGATTCGAAGTCGTCGTTGTTACGCGCTGGAGGCTGGTAGTGTGGACGAGCCTGCGGAGCCGGAGCCGCAGCAGGACGCGCTTGCTGTTGCTGGCCAGCGTTGTCAGGCTTGCTGCCAAGCAATTGCAACTCCGTAGCAACGATGTCAACCGTGTTTTTCTCAACGCCAGTATTCTTGTCTGTGTAAACGCCGTATTTAATGCGACCTTCGACATAGATTGATTTACCCTTTGTGACGTACTCGCCAGCAATCTCAGCAAGGCGATCGTAGAACGTCACTCGATGCCACTGCGTGTCTTCGATGATTTCGCCTGTCGTTTTGTCTTTACGCTTCATCGACGTTGCGATGCTTACGTTAGCCACGGCCTTTCCGTCTGCAAGATAGCGAACCTCAGCATCGCGACCTGCGTTGCCCATCAAAATAACTTTATTTACTGACGCCATTTTATTTCTCCTGATTTGATTGATAAATTTTCTCTGTGAGCAGGTAGCCTTCAAGCTCCCACATCTTTTCAACTGCTTTCTCGAACGAGTATTTCTCTCCGAGTGCTTGGTTGTAGTTTTTAATGTCAACGCAAGCTGAAGCTCCTTCGATTGAGAATCCATTCTCAAGAATGATCTGACAAACTGTTGTCTTTCCATTCGGCAGCAACGTGTATGTCGTGCTTTTAATCTTCGCGAGCATATCGCTCATTGACACCTTGTTTGGTATCGGCTGGTTTACTTCTTGCATTTATTTCTCCTGAGTTAATGCGTTGTGGGATTCTTGTGCGGCCTTGATCTCTTCAATCGCCGCGTTTCTCATCATCTCGAACAGTGGCTTTGCCTGTGCTGGATCTCTGGTTTTTAAACCTTCGAGAATCAAATTGATCTCGTCGATACCAAGCACGAAGTTGACCTTGACTGCTCGATGATCAAAACATTGGTTCGTCATCGTCTGCTTTCTCTGGTTGTGGTTGTGGTTGTGGTTGCTCTGTGTGCATCTCTGCCGCAGGTTGCTGCTTGTTTGCAATTGCATTCAACGAAGCAATGCTCTCATCTTCATTCGCAGTGCCAAATGCTCGCTGGTCGTCGAAGGCTTTAGCTGAGGCTTTTGCAGAATCCAAAAACGCCTTTCCAAGCACTTTCTGGATGTCAGCAGGAGTCTGTGACCACTGAGCCTTCAGCGATTCCATGCCGCCCTCTGTCGAGTTCAATACCAAACCACGATAGTGTTCAATCTTTGGATCAACCTTCTCAGCGCCGTCAACCCAGTTACGCAGCGACATTCCATCTTCCGATGTGATGTAGCCTTGACCGCGACCAAGAATGTCTTTCAGCTCGGCAGGGCACTTTAGGATGTCTTGTGAATATCCTTGATTCTGCATCATCAAACTTACAGTAGCCTCATAAGAAAAATTCTTTTCTTGAATTGGCTGGATGCCAAGTTTGATTGGCTCCTTCGGATTCGAGAAATCAACCTTCTCACGAGCGCGTGTGCAAGCGATGATGTGAGCTGGGCACTGGAGCATATATGTCATGAATCGCTTGTGCAGTTTCTTCGCCGTCTTCCAATCTGGAAAGCGCGATTGATTTGCAATCCATTCAACGCCACCTTCTGATTCGTACTCATGCGTTACAGAGTCGATCACGATCACTTCAGCGCCAGCATTACACGCAGCTTCGATTGCTGCAATGTAGCGATCAGGACTAAATGGTGAGTAGAAGTCGATGATGTTGAACGGTTGTGGCAGCGCGTTTGCGTACAGTGATCCACGGCGATTTTCTGTGTCTATGAGAACAATTTTGTTCGCATCATTACCAGCCAAGCCGTAAGCCAGCTGCAACGCTGTGTATGTCTTGCCAGAGCCAGAAACACCAGACAGTTGAATCAATAAACGTGCGCCTTGGCGCTGTGCTTTGCGTACTTCGAAACTCATTTTTCATCCTTAGTAAAAACAACAGCCCGTCGAAACGATTTCTCAGAGCAAAATTTATTCAGATCGCCACCATCCGAATACGAAACAAATCCGTTGTGCACAGCAACCACTCGGCGGTGCGTGCTTCGCGCATTCGGCTTACGTGGCGAGTAGACTTTGCCAAGCTCAATCACGTTTTTCTTCATGCTTCACCTCTTTGGTTTTGCAGTCGCCATGAGCATTGATGAATTTCTTCATCGCCAATGTGTACTCGCTCACCTCAATCGGAAACTTCACAGCTTGTTTTGCGCCGCAAGCGTGACAGTTGAAGTGACCGTCTTTGTAGTTCATGTGATCTTTGTTAGACACCGTCAATCTCCTTTTCAGCCCAAACTGGTAACGACAGATTTGTGATTTCTTTGGAGTAGCTTGGCCACTCTTGCTTGCGATGACATTCGACGATCTTCGCAAGCTGTTCGCGGTAACGCTTGTGGCCGTAGTCGATCATCTTTGATGGAGCCGAGTACATGGCAGTGGCAAATGGCGCATCTTTCTCTTGGCAGAAATACAAGAACGGTGGGCGATCGTTGGTACGCCAGAATCGCTGCCACACATCGCAGTAAAACGCTGCTTGGTAGTGGTAGTCGAGATTCCAATACGAACGGCCGAACTCGTGTGGTGACGCGTCCTGCGTTGTCTTGCCATCCAGAATCAATCCGTTTGGAAATTGCTCGCAAGGCATGATGGCCAAGTCTGGGCGAATCTTCAGTGTGAGCGATGTTTCTTCGTCTGCGATGAAGATCGAATTCTCAATGATGCAGTTCTCATGAGTGAGAAGCATTGACATGACTGGATGTTTGCTGGCCAGCTCAGCCATCTTCATGATCTCGCGATACTCGTTAGGCTTGAATGGCGTTTGACCATTGGCCTCAATGTCAGCAAACAATTGCTTGCCTTCTTTGGTACGACGGTCAATGCCTTCTGGAACCTCAATGAAGTCATTGCGGAAGTTCTGCGGCTCAAACAAGGCGGTGTGCCAAGCAGTTCCAGTCAGCATTGCTGCTGTTGCTTCTTTCTTTTCACGCTCTGGATTCACGTAGGCTTGCCAGTAGTGAAGCGCTGAGCGTTCCATCACTTTGAAGTGGCTACTTGAGATGCCATCCATTGCATGATATTCCTCGTTGGTGAGGGTTGTGGTGATGTAGTTCACGACTTACTTTCGTTGTTGATGAGCAATCAGTGTATCACAGAACTTCACGCTTGTGAAAAAATAATTTAAAAATATTTCTTGCAAAACTTCACAGGTGTGATATATTTGGTTTTTCTAAAGGAGAAACTATGAAAGCAAAACACACACCTGGGCCTTGGGTTGGAATGAACTCAGATGGCAAATTTAATCCAGACCATGATTGGTCGGTGACGGATGAAGAGGCATCTACATCAGAGGCTGCTGCAATTTGGGCTGGCGATAGAGTAATCGCTTTTGCCGTGTACTCAAGCAAAGGCTTTTACCGTGATAGTCACCCATCCATAGATGCCAACGCCCGCCTAATCGCCGCAGCCCCAGACCTACTATCCTGCCTAATCGAGATGGTAGAAGTTCACGACGAACCGTGCCACCTAGATCATCACGGCTGCTGTCAGTCGCATTTTTTAGATGATGTGAATGACGGTGGATGTCGCGTTGCGAATGCGCGTGCGGCTATAGCCAAAGCAACAGGAGAACAGCTATGACAGATAAAGAACTGCTAGAACTGGCTGCAAAGGCGGCTGGATATGATTTTGAATGGTTTGGACAGCACTTTCACATTGCTATTGATGATCGTAGGTTTACATCTTGGAACCCACTAACAGACGATGGCGATGCGCTGCGTTTGGCTGTGAAGTTGCGTCTGACGATTTCTTTGGATCGTTTTGACGATTCAGACTACGCGACAGCAACGCCGCCTCACACCCATCAAGGCTACGACTGCATAGTTGATCAAGACCCATACGCGGCAACCCGCCGAGCAATCGTAAGAGCAGCAGCAGAGATTGGGAGAACACTATGATCAAAAACTGGCTATACGCCCTAGCAATCGCAATCATCCTGAGCTGCTCTTATATGCTCGACGGTCACGCATTTGAGCCAAAGCCTTTTTATTTCAGCAAGAAGCCAGACAAAATTGAGGCTTACCAAGCGTGCAAGAAAATCGGTGGGCCGAATGCTTGGTTCGTTGTCACTGATTCAGGCAAGATCGTCTGCGTCAACAAGCGCGGAAATAAATTGTCGGAGCAGCCGAAGTGAGTTGTTGATATAATTTTTTAGCCAATCGTGGCAACCTCTTGGCGGAGGTTATTTGAGTAAGCCCTTGGGGCGTCTCTGCTGGTACTCACCAGTCCGCCAACGTGTGAAAACACGAGAGACGCGCCGAGGGCTTTTTTTTGGAATAAAAATGGCAAGACTACCTACACCTGCAATTGACAGGGTTATGTCAAGAATCGTCAGACTCCCAGAGTCTGGGTGCTGGATTTTTATGGGGGCGCTTAACGAGGCTGGATATGGAATTGTCGGCAATGGATCTAGATCGTCTGGCGTTGACAGGGCTCACCGAATTACATACAGACACTTCAAGGGAGAGATACCTAAAGGTTTGTTTGTATGTCATCACTGCGACATTCCTAGCTGCTGCAATCCAGACCATTTGTTTATCGGAACAAATCATGAAAACGTAATTGATTGCGTGAGAAAAAAAAGGAACTCAAAGCCCCCAGTCAATTCACATATAAAAGGAGTTGTCCATGTCAAGCATAAGTTAAATGATGACATTGTTAAAGAAATACGAGCAATGAATGGTGTCATATCGCATCGAATTTTGGCTAACAAATTTGGAGTTTGCAGGCAAACGGTAAGTGACATAGCTTCTGGAAAAAAATGGAAGCACGTCAAATGAGTATCAGCCTAAGACCTTATCAGCACGACGTAGTTAATCAGGTGCGAGCAGCATACCTGGATGGCTACAAATGCCCTCTAGTCGTCGCAAGCACAGGATCTGGCAAGACTGTGATGTTTAGTTACATCGCAAAGAACGCCGCTGATAAAAACAACGCAATCCTGATTGCTGCGCACCGCAAAGAAATCATTCGTCAGATCAGTCTGTCTCTGGCCAGATTTGCTTTGCCGCACAACGTCATCGCTGCACCTGCACTGGTTCGTGCAATCAAGATCGCGCAGTTCAAAGCATTTGGCAAATCATTCGTCGATGCAACATCATCGACCATGGTTGGATCTGTGCAGACAATCGTTGGCCGGTTCGATTCAATCGACGGAGCGATTGCAAGATTGTCAAAGCGAATTGCAAAGCCAGCCAAGACAATCGTGATTCAGGATGAAGGTCATCATGTGGTGCAAAACACAGCATGGGGTCGCGTCATGGATCGCTACGGGCCAGCTGTCGGCAACGTCAGTCTGATCGTCACGGCGTCACCACAGAGACTGGATGGACGTGGGCTAGGCAAAGGCCATGGAGGTTACGCAGACACCATCATCGAAGCGCCTCCAATGCGCTGGCTGATCGAGAACGGATTTCTGTCGCCGTATCGTGTGTTCACTGCGCAGCACCAGATCGACGTGTCATCCGTCAAGACAAGAATGGGTGACTATGCCGCCTCAGACTTGCAGGAGGTGGTCGATAAGCCACAAATCACGGGTGACGCCATCACTCACTGGCGAAAGCACGCAAGCGGCCTTAAAACGGCTATTTTCTGCGTCTCTGTTGAACACAGCAAGCACGTTGCCGCCGAGTTCAATGAGAACGGAATTCCTGCTGCTCACATTGACGGCGGAACTGATGACGCCGAACGCGACAAAGCGATTGTCGACTTCGCGAACGGCAAGATCATGGTCATCACCAATGTCAACATCCTGAGCGAAGGATTCGACCTGGCCAGCATTGCCCAGCAAGACGTGACGATCGACTGTGTGGTTGACTTGGCTCCAACGCAATCGCTGGTGAATGCCTTGCAACGCTGGGGTCGAGCACTGCGTCCAGCTGCTGGCAAGACGGCCATTCTGCTGGATCACGCTGGCAACGTGATGCGCCACGGCTTGCCGGATGAAGATCGCGATTGGACGTTGGAAGGCGTCAAGAAAAAGAAGCGCAAAGCCGAGGAGGACGACGAAGATGATGTCAAGGTCAAGTGCTGCCCAGAGTGTTTCTCGATCCATGAACCACAGCCTGTGTGCCCGAACTGTGGTCATGTGTACGAAATCAAAGCCAGAAAGATTGAGCACATTGAAGGCGAGCTAAAGGAAATTCAGCAGGCTCAGATCGAAAAGATGCGCCGAGACAGGATGCTTCAGCAGGGCAAGGCTCAGACCGTTGATGAACTCGTGCAACAAGGTATGAGTAAAGGGCGAGCCGAAAAGATCATCGAAGCCCGACTCGCTAAGCAGGCGTTGCAGGAGGAGATTTTCAATAAGCTCTCAGAGATTCAGGTCAAGACCGGCTTCGGCCCATACCAGACCTGCGGATTCACCCGCGCAGACATCCTACGAATGAAGCCCAAGGAGCTGAAAGCCTTGAGTGTTACAATCACAACTGTGAACAATTAGGAACCATCATGCACTTAGATGAAGCAATAAAACACTACAAAACACAGCGCAAGCTGGCCGAAGTTCTCGGTGTGTGCGAGCCTTGCATCAGCAATTGGCGCTCACGAGGAAAGATCCCTGCAATGGCGCAGCTGAAGATTCAAAAACTCAGCCGTGGCAAATTGAAGGCAGACATCAACGTATTTGGAGTGAAGCAATGAGCTATTCAGAAGTTGAGATGAAGGTTGTGCAATGGGGTGAAGCTCGCAAGATCATCCAGAATGGCACGGCTATTTCGCAAGCAATCAAGACTCTCGAAGAAACGACCGAGCTTCTTGACGCGATCAACCGCGACGACATGGATGAGATCAAGGATGCCGTGGGTGACATCGTTGTGACTCTGATCATGGTGTGCGCGATCAAAGACATTGATTTGGTGCAGTGCTTGGAAGGTGCTTACCAGCAGATTAAAAATAGGCGAGGCCACCTCACACCGCAAGGCACGTTCATCAAAGAGTGATTTGCGAAAAATAAAAAATTTAGTTGTTTCTTTAACAAATCGTGATATACTTGTTTCACACTAACACAATCGAAAGATGAAAATGCAAAAATTATTGAAGATCAAAGACGTGGCCGAGATCCTTGGTCGCTCGCCAGTGACGGTTCGGGTTGATGTTTCTCGCCGCCCAGAGACGCTTCCACCGCGCATCGTCATGCCAGGATCCAATCGCGTCGTTTGGGATGCCAATGACGTGGCTGAGTGGCTGGCCAAGCAGAAGCGAAGCGATGAGGTGACTGTTTAATGGCCGCGCACGGTATCGAAGCACTGGTGTGCGAAGACATTGAGAAGCGCCAAGAGCTCGGTATGAAAAAGTATGGCGTCTCTGTCGCAGATAGCGATCTTCCGCTTGAAGATTGGTTACAGCACGCATATGAGGAGACGCTTGACAAGGCAATCTACCTCAAGAGGGCAATAGAAAAAATCAGGAGTCAACAATGAAACGCAAAGACATTCCAAGAGCAATCGTAGAGGCGCTGATGAAGCACAAAGATGGCTTATCAATTCACGACTTGTGCGACATTCTTCAGTCAGACTACGAGGCGATCCGTAGCGTGTTAAAGAACAAGCGACCACTTGGTGTCTATATTGGTGGCTGGGTTAGAGTCTCAAAAGGCCCGTACACAGCAATCTTCAAGATGGTGAAGATGCCAAAAATTCCAGCAGATGCTGATCAGCCAAAAGTTGAAGCTGGAGATGCAATCATTTTTCGAGAGCGAATCAAACCAACCAAGACTGAGGCTCGCATAAACAAATTACCAACACAAGGTATAACTCAAATTCGCGGCCCATGGCCAACGCAGGTGCAGCTATGAATGAAGACGACACAGAAGACGAAATCTGCTCATGGTGCAGCGGGTCTGGTGAAGGAATGTATGACGGTGCTACGTGTAGCAAATGCCACGGCTCAGGTGTTGAGCCTGTTGAAAACGAGTATGACGACTATGAGTAAACAATCGTGGCCTTTCCCACCAGCAACAGGCGCAGTTCCTTGGACTGCCAAACAAATCAAAGCGTACCAACAAGCGCAACGCGCACAACTGCCAGAGGCTCCGCTATGAAACAAGCATTGCAATCATTGATTGATGAAATGGAATATGTTTTGTCGTGTATCAATGAAGAAAAAATTCCTTTTGATGGTGATGATTTCCATGAAGCATTGCGATTAGGAAAAGAAGCACTAGCCAAGCAAGAGCAGGGTGAGCCTTTAGACACGCCATTGCCATGCGATGTAAAAGTTGGGCATGTGAATATTCGCAAAGGCGTTGCTCTACGCACTCTAGTAGCGCGTATGCAAGTGCTTTATGACATGGCACAACCAAAGCAAGAGCAGGGCGAGCCTGTGGCGATAGTGGTTGGTGATGCGTGGAATTCGGCTATCCACTTTCTACCAGAGGGGCTGGATTTACCGATTGACACCCTGCTTTACACCACACCACAACAACGCAAGCCGCTGACGGATGAGCAAATTGAAGACCGTGTGTTGTCCGATGTAGTTGATTACTTGTCCAAACAACATGACTGGCTAACAAAAATTTCTGCAATCAACTTAGTTGCAGGTTTGTATGGTCGCGCTGACAAAGTTTTAGCCGCCCACGGCATTAAGGAGTAAGACATGAGTAAAGAAGCAATGAAGCTGGCGCTTGAGGCGTTAAAAGCACCGTCACCTATGGGTAACTACAAAGCCATTACAGCCCTAGAAGAAGCACTAGCCAAGGAAGAGCCTGTGGCGATAGACATCACGATTGATGATGATGATGCGCTGTCTTACTTGCGCGATATGGTCGTTCAATCAGATGGTGACTTGACACCAATCCGTCTGTTGGTCGGTGAATGGCACTCTGGGTACGGCCTTTACATCGCTTCGGCAGACTACCCAGAGGAAGGCGCTGTCAAGATTGCTGATGTTGCCGCCAGCAAAACTGCAACACAGCCAGAGGAAGAGCAAGAGAAGGGATCAACTCCAGAAGACCCAATGGACACGCCATTACCTTGCGATGTGACAGTGGGCCACGTAAATATTCGCAAGGGCGTTGCTCTGCGTACTTTAGTGGCGCGTATGCAAGTGCTTTATGACATGGCGCAAGCAACTCAATCGCAGGGCGAGCCTTTGAAGGTGCATGACGCGCAATGTCCAGCTTTGATAGGAGATCGCTGCGATTGTTCAGCAAGCCCCAAAGTCGTTGACAAAGCATGGGCTCAATTTTGTGGAGGAATTGGTCTTGGTCCAGATGCACCATACCCAGGAATGATTGAAGCTTTTGAACTGCACTACGGGCAATCTTTCACAGACAAAGACTGGCGCGAAGAGACTAGCGTGTGGGCGGCTGCTTGGAAAGCTGCAAAGGCTACTAAACCAAAGCAAGAGCAGGGTGAGCCTGTGGCGAATGCGTCAACGTGGTTTGCATTGGTGATGAATGCAGCGGCAGAGCTTGAGAACGCATCAATTTTCCTACGCGATGAAGACGCGAAGCGCGTTGCAATTAGTGGGGCGAAATACTACCGAGATCAGGCAAGCGCTCTCTACACCACACCACAACAACGCAAGCCGCTATGGATTGACCCAAACGACAAGACGCAAGAGAAGTTTCTGCCAAACATTGGTGAGCCTGTTATTTTTTGTTGCCGAGGAGAGACTTATATCGGATGGCACACTGGAGGTGGATTTCAAGATGCCTTTAACAGTGAAAACTATTTCAACACGTGGTCTTGCAGGTGGATGCCAATTCCATTCATCGAAGCCGCCCACTCAAGTAAGGATTAAGACATGAAAATGGTTTTACTTGTCGGATGGTTCCACATCATCATGTGGACGTTTGGAAGTCTAGGTGCGTTGGACTATCACCTGTGTATCAAGGCTCCTGCTGGCGCTTGCAAGAATTTCGGCATCAAGGAAAACAAATGACCAAAGAAGAGCCAATCCAAATGCTTCGCGGCATAGGCTGCGATGAAAACACAATTACAGCTATGTCAAACGCTTACGATTTAGGCTTTGAACACGCAAAAGAAACACTGGAGAAGAAATGCGAAAACCAATCGGCATAACAGTGCCACACAGAGAAGTCGGCTACAAAGAGCCAAAGGGATGGCGCGGTATTGCTGACAGCGAGATCATCGAGATCTTGCGCGACTACAACATGGAGCCATCGCCAAATCGAATGAACTACACCAAAGAGATCATCCGAACATTGATGGAGCGCAATACATGAGCGAAGAAATAAAAAGCCTGCCGACGTTGATCGGGTTGATCTTTGCATCAGCAGGCTTGACTGTGGCTGTTCTCTACTGGTTCGTCAGTAGCAGCGTCGATGATGATCAAGCGTAAGCGCGTGCGCCTAATTTGTCGATGATGAGCTTGGATTTCTTGGGCACATCGCTCTCATTGGTGGTGATGGACACATGAGTCCAGCGGTCGAACTCGCGAATCACCTGTTGGTAAGGCAGTTCGCTTGCAATGATTGCTTTCGTGACTTCATCAGGCGTCATGCCAGGCACACGAATGTCAGCAGCGCAACCGCGACGGTGATCGCTTTTGTTGTTTGAGCCAACAGAATCATTCACAGCCTCAGATCGGAATCCGCTATTGATCATGATCGGCTTTCCGTTCAAGATGACCTTCAGCTGCTCCAAGAAGTTTGCCAGTCTAGGCAGGTTGGCAACTGCGTTCACGAACACTTCTTTGCCATCAATGATGCACTTCTCGCGCTCGGTTGGTGTGTTGTCCAGATCACGATGATCCGTGTGCGTCAACTCTTCAATGGTGAAGTGTGGGGTTAAATTTGTCATTTGCGTTTCTCCATTACTTTTTCAACAGTCCGACCGCCAAAGTATGCAGTCATTACGATCATGCCCCACTGGCCCAGCAGGTTCACGTAGGACTCGGCGATGCGGAATCCAAATCCATCTGCCACCGCCATCAAGATGAAGGCAGACAGAATGTAGATCAGCGTCATTGGACGGATGTTTTTAGACAGCCACGAATCGCTGGCCATGTCAGCCTGCCAGCGTTCGCTGACGGCCTTTGTTTCAGCTTCAAACGCACGCGTATCAATCTCTTTTAGTTTGAGCGCCAGCTCCGGATTTGCCTCCAGAGCCTTAGTCACCTCACCAATTGACGCGGGCACGCCGAGCTTGTCAGCAATGGCCTTCACAGCCATGCCACCCATAGGGCCAGCCACCGCAGTGGCCAACGCTGGGGCTGCGCTGCCTAGCAGTTTAAGAAGGCTGTCCATCGTCCGGCTTTCCAACGATTGCGTGCGCAATGGCGGCAGTGGCCTTGCGACCAGAGATGCCGCCCAATGTGCCCACACCCATGAAGGCGATGGCTTTCAGGATTTCCAAGAAGATGGCGTCGATCGGGGCTAGCACTTCATCTTGAGGCTCAAATGCAATAGCGTACATCACACCCATTGATATCAAGAACACCATGGCGCAGATCGACTTTACGACAAACGCCCACACTTGCACCTCAACCTCTTCGACGGTTGGCTTTGGCCGATTAATACGCGCCTCGATGATTTTCAGTAATAGCTCTTTCACTCCTTGCCTTTCTCGGTGTTTTCCACCGTCTTCAATAATTTCTCAAACTTCTCTCTCTCTTCACGCAAAACCAATGCAGCCTTGTTCAACTCACGACGATCGCGTGTGCGCTCAGCATCTTGAACAGCGAACTTGAACAGGCCCCAAAAAATGATCGTTCCAAAGCACATGACAAGCAAGCCAAGAAACACAATTACGCCAAGGTTGTCAGGTTTAGACATTCGCAATGATACCAATCAACAACCAAAAATATGCCACCATGAGAAGCAACAAGAACACCGTCACGTTGCGGTCGATGCGGTCGTTGCGCTCTCTAAACTGCTTGGCTACCAACGCAGCACGCTCACGCTTCTGCTTCATCTGGCGAGCCGCCTGTCCGACCTTCACTTTGTCCTGCATCTCTTTGAACTGAGTCCAGATCGGCCCAAGCTGCCACGGTGCGTTGCTGGTCATCAAGGTCATCAACGCTGGGTAAGCGGCATCCACCTCAACCTGCAACTGCGTTAGCTCCAGAACCTCTTTCTGGTCGATAACGTCCTTGCCAAAAACTTCTGCGTAGCGTTTCTCGGTGTACGACTTCAGGAAAGCGTACTTGTCGAACCACTCGCCAACGTGCCCGATGAACTGCTGCACGACTTCGTCTTGTGTTGGGATGTGGTCGATGTAGCCGTCATCTTTCTTAGATCGCTTTCCAGTTGTCTTTGCTGGCGCTGTATGCGCTTGATCTCCAACTGGCTGGGGCGCTGCGGCTTGTAATTGCGGAGTAGGTTTTGCGCCTCCGAGAAGGTTTTTAAACCATCCCCAAATGCCCGTAACCTCTGCGTAAATTTTCTTAGCGTCAGTGACTCCACCTTCAACGGTCTTTTTGACGCGCTGGATCTCAACAGACCCTTCGCGAAGGCAATCACAACAAAACTGAATGCCAGCCCAAGCGCCACGCATGGCTTGAAGGGCGAGCATAATTTCTGGGCCCACATCATGCAGCCTTGTCTTGCTTGCCGTCGAGCTTGTCGAAGATTTGGCGCAGCAGATCCTTGATCTCGCGCATATCCTCTTTATAGTCGAGCTTCTGGACGTATTCCTTGGGCAGCTCATTGGTGAGCGTCTCGATCTTGTCCTCTGCTTTTTGCAGGCGTTGCGTCAGCGAGTTAAGCACCCACAAGGCGAGACCCCCCGCAATAGAGATGGCTATGTTGAAAAGTGATTGGCTATCCACATGCTACTTTCTCAAGCCTGTGGCTCGTCTTCTGGTTGCGCTGCCGCTGCCGCTGCCGCAGCAGCTTCTGCCGCTGCCTTTGCATCATCCCATTTTGCAAGTGTTGCGATTGCCCATTCTGGCAACTCTTCGATGTGCTCGTTAGCAGGCTTCTTGAACTCGCTTTCGTTGACGAACTCAATCCAACCTTTAGCGCCATCCCACTGTAAAGCGTGCACTTTCTCTGGTGTGCTCGACAGATCAAGACCGCTGTACGAAACGCCGTCTTTATAGACCGCGCCGTCTAAGGGAATAATTGTGATCTTCATGGCTTCACCTCCAAAATCATATGTTGAGCTTGTTGCGGAACACCAGCAGCGGCAAGCAGCACTCGCTGCCCGACTTCATTGGCTTTCACCATCTCATTGCGAAAGCTCTCTACTGCCGCTCCTGTTTGACGTTGCTGTTGCGAGTTCTCGATCATCAGCACTGGCAGCCATGCCATTGAGCAACCCCACTCATCTTTGTCTTCACCGGTGTTTGGGTTCTTGCCTCGTATCCGCATAAACCACGCGCAATCAAGTTTGCGGCATGGGTTGAATCCATCGAGGGGGCAGTTTGCTTTTGCTTCGATCTTCATGGTTTAGTTCTTTGTCGCGATGATCGTGTCAACGTAGGACACAGCAAAACTAGGCATGGTGTGCGTGTGTGAGCCACCGCCGCCTTGAGCGTTTGTGGATATCGTTGAAGATTGAATAAAGGTATATTGGGCGCTCAGGCCGTTTGCATTGCCACCTCCTCCGCTCACAACAATGCCATGACTATGGCTAGGCATCTGAGCAGTGCTAAGTGTTGTCGCGCCAGCAGAAAGACCAGATGCAAACGCTGTCGTAAACGCAACCGAACCACCCGAGCTGGCTGTGCCGCTAACTACGCGCAGCGCTTTGTCGTCATGCGTTGTTGATTTAGTCCAGCCAGTAGGTGCGGCGGTTTGAACAAACAACATGACAGTGCCAGCGTCAAACGATGGCGCATTGGACAGTTTGTCTGCCTTTACGTTGCCACTCGAATCGAGTGGCTGTGAGAGATAACGTGCAAGGCTCATGGCATCACTCCTTTGATTTGCTCAACAGTTGATGCGGCATCAATGGCTGCTTGCATCTCTGCGTACTTAGTGCGAATGGCTTGACGCTCAACTTTAACAGCTTGCACATTAGTGTTTGGGATTTGCTTCATGATGACCTCATCAAGCGGTTTAAATTCTTCGGCGCGTGCTGCACGGCGCACATCATGCGCAATGGCTTTTGCCTTGTCTATGTTTACGGTAATCATTCAGTCACCTCTGGAAATTTGTTGTACTCTGCACCCACGCCATCAGTCAGCGTGGCCTCATCAACTTCCCAAGCTGCGCGGAAAGTGCGGTCACTTGGCACGTCTGCTGTGTAAACAATCTTGAATGGCTTTCCAGCAGGTACGTCTTTAAGCGCGATGGCTTCGATGCCGTATTGCTCAAGAGCTTCTGGTGTTGGCACGATGACAGCCACGCCGCCTTCGTCAGTTTGATAGATGATTCTCTGTGTCATTTTGGTTGCTCCTAATTAGCGAAAAATGGATACCGTTGCTAACGCCATGTCTTGGTTATCCATTGAAGAGCCTTGTGAGCGAACTGTATCAAAGCGCAGAGACGAAGCTGTTTGTTCGCCTGTGGTTGTCCGTCCAACAGATACAGCATTAGTTGTGGAGTCATTCAAATGACTGCTTCCAGCGTAGCTCCATGAATAGTTTGCATCAGGCATAGCCGTCGAAAAGTTAACTGTGTAGTCGCCAGTACCGTTATCCGTAATCGAACTAACGTTGCCACTACCGCGAATCGCCACAGTGCCAGTGCCGTTGAAGTTCACCCAAGCGCGGCAACCGTAGGCAGTTGCGACAGAGCCGTAGCCTGAGTTGAATTTGAAGTTGCCGATTGAGTCGATGTGCGCACGCTCTACACGGCGGTCAGAAGATCTGGAGCCAGAAGGTGTTGTGTAAAAAGATAGATTACTCGAACCGTCTGTTCCTAAACCAGACATTACGCTCGCACAAGGGTAATCATTCTCATTCATGAAGTCGATAAAACCTGTTCGTGCATTACTTGCGCTTGCATCCGATTGTTTTATCAAAACCCCATTAAATGAGTTTCCAGAACCAGAAAACCTAGCAATGTTTCCAGATGAGGAAATATCCAACTTGCAAGTAGGAGAACTCGTACCAATACCTACGTTGCCAGAAGCATCCTTGTAGAACTGGCCTGAGCCTAAGTTCACAACGCCAGTGCCACCAGTGAGCGTGCCGCTGTAAGACGGGTTTACCTTGGTTAAAAATAACGCATCAGCCTCACCTTGCGTATAAGTATTCGCAACCTCAAACGCTCCGTATGCAACCACATCAAGCACATCGCCAGCGGCAGCGCCTGAAACCAGTACGACAGCAGTTCCGCTTGAAACGGTAACGTCAGTGCCGTTCACCAGCTTGACGCCGTTTAGGTACACGTCAGCAAAGTTGGCGTCGTAGCCGTCAGTCACAGTGAATGATGTCTGGCCGGCGGTTGCAGTAAATGTCTGACGGCGAGCTGTTCCGTTTACGGCAGATCCAGCGTCCTTCCATCCAGTTGATGCGTAAACCCTCATCTTCTGGTCTGTCGTATTGAAATACAAAGCGCCAATGATCAATGCGCCACCGTCATTGTCAACAGATGGTTCTGACGATTTCGCGCCAAGGTAACGATCATCGAATGAATCATACGATGCAGCGGCATTAGTTGCAGCCAATTCAGCGGCTGTCTGAGCGGCCTGAGCGCCCAATTCAGCCGAGTTAGCGTCCAATGCACTTGCGGCTGCTTCGCTTGCCTTGGTTGTGGCAATGCCAGCCTGCGTGGTAGCAGTTGAAGCAGAGGCGGCGGCGGCAGAGGCGTCAGCGTCAGCCGCAACGCCAACAGCGTTTGCGGCCGTGCCCCAGTCATCAAGAGCAGCAACAAAAGCGAACGCCTTCGTGTTAAATACTTCCGGCGAGTCGCCTAACGCTGGTGCGTCTGGTAGTGCTGGGATTGTCATGTAAGACCCTCAAGTTCAAGTGTGCAGTCAGAGTGCGTTGGGTACGAGATCGAGACTTGGAAGTCCTTGTAGATCCCGAAAATGATCGTCGATTCGTAGTCGCCATGTCCAATCCACAAGCATGGAGTTGCGCGGACATCTGCAAGATACGAAACAGTCGAATCCACATCCTTCTTTTCCAGTAGCATACCAAAACTGGCACGCTTTGAAAAGGCTCTGCGAACCAATACTGTGTCGCCGAACTCATTTGTCTCTTTGCGCGAGTAGTCCTGAATGCCGACGTTTGCGCCGAGATTTACGCCAAGGCCAATGCTTCTGATCTGGCCAAACAGGATGACGCCAACTGACATCTCTCCGTTTCCAGCCAAGTCGATCAGAATGTCAGCCTCTGGGTACGACGGCAAATCAGCCTGCACAGACAGCTGAGCCACAGACCGGACGCTAAAGAACCACTCCCACCAACCAACGATATCTGGGTGCGAAAGCAAAGATGTCGTCTTGTCGTAAACCGTACCGTATGTCGGATCAATCATGCGCACGCGAACCGTGTCAACGCCAGACATATTCAGCACAGAGACGTTGTTTACAACCAATCCTGGTGTAATTCTGTAGCTGATTGTGTCGGCTTGAACGGTCTGAGTGCTGTTGGATGTGTCGAACACTTTCCAGCGGTTTGTCGGGCCAACCTCGACCCAATAGGTCAACTCAGTGACTGGGTCTTTGTTGGTGTTTGACGATTGCAGCGACTCGTAAATCTTGTGCGTGCTGGTCAAAATTACCCGTGCACCGGCGGCATAGGTAGTTCCACTAGACCACGCCGCGTAGTCGTTTTCAGGCACGTCGGACGACACCAGCATGGCTGTAGTCATCGTCATTGGCTTGACGACCTTCAGTGCATACGTTGCTGCTGTCATACCACCGCCCTTGTTTCTGGAATGCCGTCAATATCCCAACGCTCGACGACCTTTGTGAGTCTAGATTGTAATTGGACAATGGCTCGCGCTTGCGCCTGATTGTCAACTCGAAGAGCAGAAATCTCCTCGATCAGCACGGCGGTAGACGACGCGCCAGACATCAAGCATGCCGTTGTCGATGTCGGAGTCAGCTCCAGACCGTCGGTCTGCTGAGTTGCAGTCAGGTCAACGGATGCGATTGTAGAAATCGCCTTCTCAGCAGATCCAGCGCCAAGGATCGACAATGTCTCAGCCAAGCTACCAGCCAAGAAGCCTTTCATGCGAGCAACTTCGCTCGCGGTCGTGGCAGTCAATTGGAACGCTTGGTCAAGAGCCGAGCTGATTGTTGGCAATTTGGAGAGCGCAGTCAGGTCGCCTGAGCGAGCCTGAGCCGTCGTGGTGGCAAACTGAGCCTGCAATGCCGCTGCGCTCTGAGCGTTTGTAGATCCACCCAAAGATTTCTTCAGGCGATCAATCTCGCTTGTGACGCCTTGGCTGGCTTGAATCAGCTCTTGCTGGGCCTTCTTTTCGTCTTCCAGAGCCCAGATACGCTCTTGCAGCGATCGGTTGCTGGCATCCAAGGATTCCAGCTCAAGGCGTCGAATCTCAGCCGTGTTGCCAGTGGCCGTGAGCAATTGCTTCTCAAGGCTTTGACGCTCAGACTTGATTTTGTCTTGAGCCGCTTTTTCTGCGTCGAGAATCTCTTGACGGGCCTCTTCCTGTGCGTTTACAACATCTACAAAAGACGGAGCAAGAGCCATCAAAGCAAACTTCAGCTTCTTGCCAGCGTCTGTAGATTCATCCTGCGCGTCAACCAAGGCACGAAGCTCAGCAATAGTTTCAGGAACCTTCGTGCCAGTGATGCCGAGATTCTTGAACTGGTCACGAACGGCTTGCTGGTTAAATTGCAGCATCTCTGCGCTGGTCAACACAGCATCGCGGTAGCCAGACTTCAGATCCTCAGCGGCTTGAATCATCTCTGCAAACGCTGGAGACAAAGAAATCAATGTTGCGTATGCCTTACGGCCAGATTCTGTTGTCAGATCCTGCGCGTTCACCAAATCCTTGAAGCCTTGTGTTGTCTCTGGAACTGATTCGCCCATGTAAGACATGGCACGAGTCATCTCAATGATCGCGTCTGCGCCGCGCTCTTCAGCGGTAAAGAAGTCTTCGTAATATTGCTGGACGGCAGATTGGTACTCAGAGATTCCACCAAACGCGTTCACGATGCTGTCGGCCAGCAATCCACCATTGACGCCGGTTTGCTGCATCGTGTCGCCGAGACGCTCTGTGTAAACGCGAACCAGTTCAAACTGCGCTGCAACGCGAGAAAGCGTCTCGAAGTAACCTTCGCCAACCTTTTGGATTGACTCAAAGCCGCCAATCGCAGCGCGAGCGATTCTGTCTGACTCAGCGCCAAACACGGCTTCAAGTTTTTCTGCAATTTGCTCGCCAGACAGATTCTTCAAGTCGATGCGTCCAATGTTGACAACATACTCTTGGAGACGCTTGTTGACTGCATTTGTCTCAACTTGCAGAAGATCTGCGGCGGTCATCACGGTGTTTCCGACAGATCGGAAGATCGCGCTGAATTGCTGCTTCAGTTCTGAATCAAGCTGACTGTACTGGGTGCTTGTTGATGTGCTGTAGCTAAAGCCAAACAGCTTTTTCTTTGTCTGCACATCTGCGTAGTATTGACCTTGGAACCCTTGATCCATGATGTCTTTTAGCATCTGTGAGTTGGCTGAAATACCAGACCCAGTGACGCTCACGCTCTTACCGAATAAAGATGTATTCAGGCCGGACATGATTCCAGACAAGGGAGCCAAGAATGATGGCAAAGCCCTCCACACAGAGTTCATCAGATTGCTGACTGTCGTATCAAACTTGCCAGTTGGTATGGTTGCTTCGAGATCCGAAATTCCAGTGCTACGCAAATACAGATTTGCGACTCCACCGATCTGCTGCTCAATCGTGCGCAGGCTCATCGCCATCTCGCGTGTGTAATTCAGCGCAACGTCCTGAGTCGAGTTCAACAAGTCAAGGCTGTTCTTCAGCGATTCGCTCGCCTTGCCAGTGTCTCCGAATGTCGTTCCCTTGCCTTCGTTTGTCGGGGCCGCTCCGCCTCCGCCACCTCCGAATGCACCAACAGCAAATCCAAGCGAGGCCATGATCGCTGCCATGGTGGCCATACGTGGGAATGCAGTGTACGGATCACCCTTTGACTGGTTTGCTACACCAGCAGCTGCGCTCGAAGCGCCGATTGCAGCGTTGTTGGCAACTTCAGCTGTCGCGTTTGCGGTTCCGCTTGTCGTCATCAGCGCGTCACCGGCGACCTTCTTGGCCACGAACAAGTCAATGAAGCCTAGCTTCTTGGCTGCATTGCCAACAGCACTGGCCAGCTCGAATGCGCGGAACACCTTCTCTGCGTTATACAGAGCGTCGTATGCCTTCGTTCCCTCTTTTGCGTAGCTGCGCAATCCACCAATCATTGAACCATAAGCAGAAATACTTGCGCGAGATGACATCTCCATCAGCTTGGCTTGCTCAGCAGCCATCTTTGCTGGGTCGTTTTTGTTCACCTCGGCGTTCATTGCCATGGCTTTGTTTAAGCGGAGCTGAGTTTCGATGACGTTGTTCAATGCGTCAGCGAACTTAAATGCACCATCAAGTGCACCATCAAACATCGTGCTGAATTTTGACGTGTCGATCTCAGAAGATTCTTTAATTGTCTTCTTGAGGTTTGCATATGCCTCGGTTTGCTCAGCAAGATTGATCTTTGCTCGCTCACTTTGGAAAGTCTCTGGAGTTAGAAACTCCTGCTTCTTTTCAAGGTCGCGCATCTCCTTCGCGTACTTCAGCTGGATCTGACGCTGTGTCGTAATGTTTTGCTGCTCAAGGCGAGACTTGCCAACCATCTGGAATTCGTCTTCCAGTGATTTAGCAACCTCGCGAGACGCGGCTAAGAGCTCGTCGGTCTTAAGCTCAGTCTCAAACATAATTTTCTTTGAGCGAGCTTCCTTCTCAACAACAACCAAAGCCTGAGCAGCAGCAAGTGCTGCCTTCTTGTTGTCAATCTCAATGCCAACCACGCCTTTTATTTGAAGCGTCTTGATCTGCTCTTTGAAGCCTGAAATCATCTTCTCACCTTCAGTGAGCTCGCTAGATTTCAATGTGGCTTTTGTGAGGCCGTCAACGTACTCGCGCAACGCCGCAGTCTTGCCTTTGATGTTTGCAACTTCATCATCACCAGTGCGAGGTGTCTTGGCGTTGATGCCAGAAATGATTGTGTTGTAGTCACGCAGGACTGCGTTGTATTCTTGTGAGCCTTTAGTCAGGCCGACCAATGCTTTGTCGCGAGTTTGAACTGCCTGAGTTCGCTCAAGCTCTCGCTTCTTTTCGTCAGAATAGAACGCTTTGGCTTTTTCTCCAAGGTCGATTGCTGCTGACTCTGCCTTTAAGCCATCTTTCTTTGCCTGCTCTCGCTGGTTTTCAAGATCAACGGACTGCTGGAGTAAGCGAATTTGCTCTTTGTAAATCTTGATTTGCGGCGACTCGCCGCTCACAGCTTGACCGCGAGCTGCTGCACGACTCTGCAACTCCTGTGCGCTTGCCAGCTTTTGTTTCATTTGGTCGAGCTGCTGCTCAGGAGTAAGCTCTCGCCCAACCTCTTTCACGGCATCAAGAGCCTGTCGTGCTGCGCCTTTAATTCCAAGCCAAGCCTTCTCGATGTAACCCAAGTTGGCCAGCAACTTTGGAGTCATACCTTCAAGCGATGCGGCATAAGCCTCCTGCGCAACCTTTGCTGCTTCTGAAGACTTTCCTTGCTCTTCAAGCGCTTTGATCTGCGCGTACACGGATCGAGTCAGGTAGTTTGTAGATTCAGTCAGCTTTAATGAAGCCTGCAATGGAGCCTTGCCAAGAGCCTCAAAGTTTTTGGTGATGTCTTCAACAGCACCGCCGCCTGCATTCTCAAAATCAATCACAGCCTTGGTGAAACGCTGGAAATTCTCAGCGCCAACCTTGCCAGTCTGTGCAAAGATATTCAAAACCTCAGCGGCCTTGGCTTGCGTTGTGGTTCCGCTATCCAAGCTGGCAGCGATCGCAGAAAACTGGCCAGCAGTGACTCCGGCTGCATTGCCGGTCAAGATCAAGCTCTTCTGGAAAGCCTCGGCCTCAGCTGCGCCCTTGAAGTAGCCATATCCAAGAGCTCCAATGGCCGCTGCCGCAACGGTGAACGGATTCACCAATCCTGCGATGTAGCCGCCAAGAGCGCGAGCGGCTGCGCCAGCGCTACCAAAGATGTCCTTCAGTTGGCCACCCTGTTGCAATAGCACGGTCAATGGAGCCTGACCGCCTTGCAATGACACCACGATGTCAGTGAACTGAGCTGGAACCTGACGCAACGCAGCGGCCGTAGCCTTGGCTGTCATGCCGAATTCGTTGAGCTGCTTGTTTCCCTTGCCAAGAGATCCATTCACGGATTCATTGGCTTTTTCGATTTCTCGCAGCTTGGCCAGGTATGGTTCCAGCTTTGTGAGGTCTGCACCGCGCTGCTCGGCGATTTTTTGCTGGTATGCGGCCGTACCCTTGCCGCCAGCCTCAAGCTCCGCTGTGGAGCGCTGGACAGCTGCAATGATGCTGTTTGTGGCACGCTCTTGGCGCTTGGCAACCTTCTCAGCCTCGTCAGCGAGCTTCTTTTGCTCCTGAATGACTTTCTTGATGCCGACGCCGGTTTGATCTGCGGCTTCCTGAGTCTTATTGAATGACTCAGTGGCCTTCTTGCTTTGCTGATCTAAAGCCTGCGAAAGCTCGTTGATAGAGTCTTTCGCTACTTTCGTTCCGTCCTTAACACCAGAGGCGTCAACGCCCATCTCAATGTTAATTTTTGGATTGTTCGAGTTGCTTTGATTAGCCATGCAGCACCTAACTGTTTGCTTGGCGCATTGATTCCAATGCCGCCGATTCCATTACACGAATGTCATCGAATGCAACCTTCCAGTCGTTCGATGGCAGGCCGAGATTATCAATCATGCGGAATAGGACGTTGTAGTCCAAACCTGTCGGCCCACCCATCCCGATTCGCCACTGAGTAGCGACCGCGATAAACAGGTCTACAGTTTGCCAGTTTTCGGGCCAAACTTCAACTGTTTGAGACGCCATAAGACCAGAAAGATCAAACCCGTTTCTGGGTTTGTCTTTCGGTTCCGGCGTATACAGCGACGAAGCGACCCGTCTTAGTTTCCCAGACGGCCTTCAGTGATGGCGTTTCGGTAGCTGCTCATGATGGCCATGGCCGCAGCTGGAAGCTCGTCGCAGAGCTGAGCAACGGCACGGCGGCTGAATTCGATGTCCAAGTTCCAGCCGTCAGCGACCTTCATGATGTAGTCGGCATTGGTTTCTTTTGTCTTTTCAAGCGCGTCGGCCAATGAGAATTTTTGCTCTTCGTCGCCAGATCCAGTTGGAGCAACGCCTGCGTCTTCCATCAGGTTGTCAATCATTTTGCCGAATTCAGTGCGCGTGCGGTACACATAGCTCATCTCAATAGAGCCTTCGCCGCCTTCAAGCATTGGAATGTTGACGATTGCTTTGAAGTTTTTGGGGCGTGAGCCAAGTACGATTTTTGCCATTTGGATGTTTCCTTTGGGTGTTGAAAATGCCAGCAGAAGAGCTGTCAAGCAGATCATTTGGTTCACCCATTGTATTCCAAAAACTTTTCAGTTGTGACATTCACAAAAACAAAAAAAAGCCACCCGAAGGTGGCTTCTCTTCGATACGTTGTATCAACTCGCGTAAGAGATGCTTCTGCCCAAAAGGGTCAAAGCAGCAGTCACAGAGTTCGCCTGGTTCACGTTAAGTGATGGAGCCTCAGACACGCTCATGTAGCCGTAACCGTAGGTCACAGCGCCACCAGACAAGACCATCTTGAACGCGACTTTGGACAAAGTGCGGCTGATGTCGAGCATGGTTTGGTAGTTTGCGTTGGCTGGATCGTGACCCAAAGTCAGCGTGATGCTGGTGGCGTTAAAGCCAGTTGGGATGTTGATCGAGTTACGACGAGCAATTGGGCTGATAGTCGTGAAACGAGCGTCGCCGCCAGAAGTGGCGATGGTCAACACTTGCGGGATTTCAGTCCAGCTAGACACTTTTTGCGCGTTGCCAACACCGCCACCAGCAGAGTAGAAGTCTGTGTCGGTAGAGTTCAAACCAGTGACGCCGAATGTGTCAGCAGTCAACGAATCGACTTTATACACGGTGTCGGTTGCATCTTCCCAGCCAGAAGTCAAGATGACTTCGTCGCCGTCTGAGTAGCCGTGCGAAGTCGCAGAGGCCACAGCAGTGGAAGCGTTAGACAATGCGGTAATTGTTTTTGCAGACGCGAAGTCTTGCGAAAAATAAAATTTACTGCCCTCGGGGAAAAAGTAGGCCATGATTAAAACTCCTGTGAAATGTCCGGCCGGACGAAGCACTTACGTGCGCCATTGAGCGAAAACCACTCTACATGGATTTTAGAGCGATTTTCAGATGCGTTGCAAGGCATTTATCGCAAATCGCGAATAACGAAGTCCTGAATCGCACCGCGCAAACCAGTCTCTTTATCTGCAACTGAAACCAGTTCTGCCGAGGCTTGCGCAGCAAACAGTGTCGATGTGCGCAGCGCTGAGTCTGCGGCCAAGATCAATTGAGATGCACCAAGCCTAGTTTCTGCCCATACGTTGATCTGGATCACAGCTCCGCGCATATTTGGCACAGACTTGCCAAGTGGCTTGATTGACGTGCCGCCAATCTGATTCCAAGTGATGAACGGGCGAGCCGTGTTCTCTGGGGCGAAGTCTGGGTAGACGTTATCGCACACAGTTTTCAGTACCGTGTCGACGTTTGATTCGAGACTCATAGTTCACCGATCCTCTTCATGATGACGCTTTCAACCGCAGCAATTGCTTCGGCTCGTTTGTTGATCAAGGCAGGCCGCAAGAATGGCTTTCTATTCGGCGCAAATGGGTTTAGGCCGTACTCAACGAACAATCCATACGGAGCCTTGGTGAAGTTCCAGCTCACATGGTAAGTGGCCTTCTCTGTCGTTGAGTTGTCTTTTGAGTAGACCTGATAGATGGCCTTCTGCAAGTTGCCTGGCTCAAACCTGTACCGGCCAGTCTTGCTCTCGCTACCTTTTTTCCACGATGTACCGTAGAAAAAGTGAGGCTTGTCGCTTCTGCCAGCCAATCGCTTGGCCTCTTCGTAAAGCACGTTTGCGCCAGCTTGCGCAGCTGGCCTGACAGATTCTTCTGCGGCGTCCTCAAGGCGAGACATCAGAGCGTCAAACTGAGACGTGTCAACACGGATGTTGACGCTCTTGGCTCCTTTAGCCACCGTATACCTCGCAAACCAGATCCATGTAGTCCTTGTTCGCGACATCGCGCAGCACTGATTGGATCTGATAAGTCACGGAGCCGTGCACAACACGCATAGCAGCCGTCACACCGGCCTTATAGCGAACGCGAATGCTGGCCTTGACAGTTGATGTCACCTCGCCAGATTTTATCGACTCCATGCCGCTTTTGTGGCGAATCTCCGCCCACACGGTCGCAAACGTCGTCCAAGTGTTGACAGGCTGGCCAATCTCATCTTGAGTAGCCGACTGCTGCTGAATCGTCACGCGATTTTTTAGGCTACCTGCTTGCATTTACATCCCCATGTTGATGCGGAATGGGTCAAGCAACCACTTGACGCCAAACGGCAATTCGACAATCGCTGATCGCATTGGCTGCACGGATGCCTCGCGGTTCGCGTACAGATTTCCGACCTGCAAGAGAACCGCGCTCTTGACTGCGTCGTTCATCACGAGCCCGTCCAAGTCGCTACCTGCGGATGATGCGTACAGAGTGCGGTTCAAGTACATTGAGACGGCCTTTTCACAGCCGTCCAGATAGATTTGAATCAAAGTGTCTTCATCGTTGTGATCAACGCGAAGGTGCAATTTTGCTTGTGCTAGTGTGGTAATGCTCATGGTCTTTCTTCCCAGCGTGCTTTGAATACGCCCGTTGCTGTCTGATTTCCGATGTTTGAAATCGAGATGTAGTATGTGCCAGCGGGCATCCCGATAGGATCTGAACTGCCGCCAGACACGGAGTCACTTTTGTTGCCACTGTTAACCTGAAACACATCAAGCAAAGTTCCACCAGTCACGACGCCACCGTTATCCATGTCTACGTGAGTGACATACGATGAATCAATATCAGAAGTGTTGTTGACGCGCATTACTGGAATGTCGTTTACAAAAGGACTCGTCACTGTACTGCCAGATCGCAATTCAACCCTGACGCTACCGGCCCAGTTATCAACAAGAAAGCTATTCAGGAAAACATCAACCGTGGTGATTGCTCGAATCGCAATGCTTGCGCCCTGCTCAATCGAATATTCGTGAAACGCAGCAAACTCGCGACCAGCGAAAAATCCAGTCTGGCCGGAATCGACACGAAGGCGAGCATACGGGCCGTCTCCATCAGTCATCAGAACCTTTGGCGGATAAGCCTCAACGCGCTCGGCGTGCGTCCCATCCCCTCGGTCAACGAGGAGCTTCTTTAAGCTCTGCCAGAAAGGAAAGTTCGTGTTGCTCATACCCAGAGTTTACCTTTCAAAGCTCAGGAATCCAACTCTTTTTGACATCCCATGGTCGCGGGTTGCCATGGAAGCAGATCACGCTTGCACCTGCTGGAGCGGTTTTCAAGGAGTGCGCCTTGTAGCTGAAGATCTTGTTCGGAAGCTCAAGCTGCCATCTTTTGCACGGCAAAACGTCACGCAGATAACCTTGATCACCCCAGTGCTCACGAGTGACACAGCGCTTCATGTGTGCCTCTGGGTTCTCCATCCAGTCAGACCAAACCCTGTCTTTGTCGCGATTCTTGATCAACATCAGGCCGGACGCAGGTAAATGCGGCTTGTAGAAATCACTGAGCAGCGTCGTGTGCTCAAGCGACTCAAGCTGCTCGATACCACCCAAAACAACCGTGTCAAGGTCGAAAAACAGCAGGTCTTCCTCAATGTCGGGCCGGAAAAGCTCCATCTTCGCCCACCAGCCTGGCCAGTTGTGTTTGAGCCTTATGGTGTGCACACCCTCAACCTCAACATCCGAAAGGCAAACCAAATCTGGAACCTGCCGCGCAAGCCACTGTACGTGCTTCGGCCCGTACTCTTTTCCGCTTCTCAAAACGCAAATTCTCACAGCAGATCCTCAAGATTTTTTCTCGGAAACATATCAAGCGCCGTCACTCGACTTGCATTGATGATTTCAGCGTCAGGATGGTCATCTCTGAGCCGTTTAAACAGCGCAGGCCACCTGTCTATCTGCTTCGCATTTGCGAGCCCTCTGGGGTGGTTTCCGTGCCAGTGAGCCTTGCCGTCTGTGTGCTGACAATCAAACCCAAGCATGATCACGCGCTCTGCATCACCGAATAGCGCCAAAGACACTCCGCCAGCGCCAGAATTGCCGTAGGCGTTGAATTTCGCAGGATTCAGGTACGTCGTCATGTACTTCGCTGGCAGATTGTTCGTGCAGAACCTCTGGCCAACGAAGTCACGATTCACTTCATCAAGATGCAACGACCACCATGGCTCATCAAGAGCAAACAGAGCGTCAGCCCAAGGTGCAGCTCTGAATGTGGTGTTGGCAACGATTACTGCTTTTTGGCCTTGCGTCCAGTCTTGCTGGCTTTCTTCTCTGGCTCGCCAGTCTCTGACTCGCTCGATGTCTCCTCTTGTGAGGCTTGGCCCACTGGCAAGGACGACGACTGTGCCTCCTCGCCATCTTCCACTAAAGGGCGATCCATTGCCTCCTTGGTTTCCATGCGCACAGCTTCTCCGCGTTCAATGAAAAACTTGGCCAATGAGTCATTTACTTCAACAGGCACGCCAGCTGGGAGACGGCCGTAGCCAACAGCCATGATTGGCTTTTTCGAGGTGATAACGATTTTCATAGGAGATGCTCCAATCTTGCGCTTTTGCGCTGGTTTTCTTCAGCCCACAAGGGACGAAGGTTTGTAAAGTGGTTAAGTCGGATTATGTCATCTTCACAAGCTGCTGTCGCTAGTGGAATGATGTGGTCAATGTGCCACAGGTTTCTGTTTTGCCACGTCATGCCTTCTTGAAATTGACGCTCAATGTGCAGGTGAAACTCTTCCCAAGTGCAACCGATCATTTCTGATGTTGATGAGCCTTTTCTTAGACCAATCCCTTTCATGGCTAGGCGCACTCTGTGAGATATTTTTCCTTTCAAGTAATAAATATCATCGCTCAACCTTCTCAATTTGCATCTTTCAACAGCCTTTGCGTAATATTTTTTCCTGTTTAATGACCATTGCTTTTCTTGGTTTGCTCTTACCTTTTCTTTATTTTTTATAGACCACAGCCTGTCTCGTCTTCTTATTTCGTCTATGTTTTCTATTCTGTACTGTCTTTTTTTCTTGATCAGTAGGTCTCTGTTTTTTATGTTGTACTCAGATATGTACTTGGCAATCTTGCCTCTATTTTTATCTCGGTAATCTTTGTCGCATTCCTTACACTTGGACTGCAATCCATCCTTGCTTCTGCTCGATTTGGCAAACTCAAACAATGACTTTTCAGTTGAGCATTTATTGCAAAATTTGACTTCCATAAAATCTCCTTTTGCATATTTTACTCGGTTTATTTTTTGCGTTAAAAAGCCCTCCGAAGAGGGCTTCTTAAAACTTTACAGCTTAAGCTGAATAGTCACCGTACAAAATGCCAGCAGGACGCTCTGTGCCAAGGCCCAAACGCTCTTCTGCGCGAATTGTAATCAAATTTTTGGTAAAATCTTCGTTAATGTAACCCATTTCAATTACAGCGCCGCTGCGATTGTAAAGGATTGCAGAGGTGCGCAATGCGCCGATCAGGAACTTGCCAGCTGCCATGTGATTCGACAGAATCACGTTGACGCCGAATGGGTTCATGCCAGCAGCCATGCCAGGCATACCGTATAGGTATTCACCCTTACCACCGGTGTAGGTTTCGCGAGTGCGCTCCATTGCGCCCCAGTCGGCTGGGTTCACGATCACTGTGTCAGGAGCGTTACCAGTTGCCCACAAGGCGTACTTGGCGCGAGAGATTGCATCAACCAACAAGTCGTCGCTAGATGCGCTATAGGCAGTGAAGTTGCCGCTGTCGGTCAAGCCAGACAAGTTGGGGCTAGTGCCGTTGCCGTTGAGCAACTGAGCGTCGATGCGCTGGGCCAAGCCGTCACGCAAGCGAGACTCAATGTAAGCCACAACAGCAGGAGCGTCTGCCAGCAACTGATTGCTGATTTTAATCCAGTGAGCAACAGTCGTGATTGGCACGTTGTATTGCTCAAAGGTTGCATCAGATTCAGCTTTGGACGCGCCTTGAGACACTTCGGCAGCAGAGTTTGTCCAGCTGGCTTCACGCAAAGCGTTGACCATGTTGGTAGACACAGCGATGCTAGTCAAAGCAGCGCGGATGCTGGTTGGCAAGAAGTTGCCAGGGATGATGCCAGGCTTTTGGTCTGGGAACACGGTTGTCGAACCAGATGTGACAGTGTTCTTGACTTCAAAGCGAGCGCGTTGAGTGTTGCCAGTCACGAGCTGTTTGAATTGCTCAGACTTAACGAACTCTTCAGCAGCAGACAAAGGCTTGGCTTCAACTTGAGCGGCAGCAGTTTGCTTTTGAGCCAACTCAACCATTTGTGCAGACAAAGATTTGAACTGCTCAGACAGTTCTTTCACTTCGCCCTTAACTTCGGTGTCAACGCCACCTTTTTCTTTGAGCTGGCCTTCGAATTTCTCGATTGCAGCTTGCAATTTCACTTCTTGCTTGGCCAAGCCAGCTTCGATGATGTCTTTCAGTTCCATGATGATTTCCTTCAGGAGTTAGTTTGCTTTAATCTGGAATAGCTTGGCAATTTCTTGCTTCGCCTTTTCTTCTGCCAAAAGCTCACCTTTTAGCAAGGACTTGATGCGCGATACCAGCATACACGCATCATTCCGACTAAAGCCGCCTGACTCCCTCAGCGCAGCTTCAACTTCACGAATGCTTGAGGCAGTTTCGATTGCAGATTTCACGCTATTTATCGTAGCGTTTAAATCGGCAGGCTCTTCAACCACACTGATCTCAAACAATTCAATTTCTTTCAGCAATCGACGGCCATCGCCAATCGACTCGCTTCGTGTTGGCATATAGCCGATCGACATACCGTCAATCGCGCCATGCTTCATAGAGGCGTAAACGTCGCCAGCAACAGAGTGGCCAGGAGTCAATTGACCCTCGACAAACAAACCCTTGCTGTCAACAAACATATTCTTCCACTTGCCGATGATAGGGCCGTAGTGGTTCCAGCGCAAACGAATTGGACGGTCACGATTCACAAGCGTCTTGTCGTATGCGTTCGGGTCGATCGTGTCGCCATAGGCATCGACTCCGCCAAATACGGAGGCGTAGCCAGAGAACGACATATCGTCACCGACAAATTTCAGTTGGAGCGAATCAACGCCTAATTGTTTGATTTCCATAAAAGTTTCCTTCTTCACGGAATTGTACGACCTCAGTGTAACAACAGCAACATTTCGTTGCGCTTTCTTTTTGCTCGTCGGATCACCTCATCGGCCAGTAATGGCCACGGTTGCCACTCTAGATCCTGCCGCTGATTTCCACCTTGAGCGATGTATACGGGCTGAGGCTTCGTGCCTGATGCTGAGAATGTGTCGGACGCCTCGGATGCAGACAGCTCTCCATCGACGGGCACATCTCCAACAGATGAAAAATTATCCTTTCCAGCTTCGGTTGCATTCAGTTCGCCAGACAGGAACGCGACGCCAGAAGCTGAAATCGAATCCTCGCCAGTCTCAATTGCTTCGAGCGATCCCTGCGCCGTAATATCGCCAGCCGCGTAAAACGTGTCGGAGCCCTCGGTGGCAGAAAGTACACCAGAGGCGGGTAGCGCGAAGTATATTGGGGAGTCAAATACATCAACGCCCTCTGCCTTTTGGTGGAAAAAGTAGTACCAATTGGCCTGAACTATGCCACCAAGGGAGGAGCCATCGCCCTCCAGTGCCGACATGGTTCCTGTTGTCATGGCGCGTGCGTAATTGAGGCGCTATTGATTGTGATTGTCTGGCTAGCAGTGATGGTCACGCTGTCAAGATTGATGTCAGCACCCGACGTGCCGACTGTCAGGCCGGTGATGATGTCGGTGCCGTCAACCGATGTGCGAATGCGTGCGGCCGCTGCCGTGCCGCTGTTGTCGGCCGTTGTATCAGACTTCGGAAAGCCAGAAAACGTCATCACGCCTGAAGCCACCGTTGCGGCTGGGTTGTCGAGCGGGATCACGGCCAACACAGCAGCCATGGACGCAGTGCCAATTTCCAGCACTGCCGTTGTGCCCATGGCCGTCACGACGGCGCTCAAACGGGCGTTTTTCACTGCGGTTGTGTATGTCACGGCCATGTTTATTTCTCGTAAGTGATGATGGTCTTGCTGATGTCGTCGTTGGCATCGCGCTCAACGGTTTGCACAGCGCGTTTTGGATGCGTATCAACAACTGTCACGTCGGATGGCTTAACATCGTTGTAGACGTTCACTGTCGGGTTGGCCTGCTTTAACTCAGGCATCACAGCCTCTACAACGACATTGTTTTCAGGTACGTTGATCACGTTTTTGATGTCTGGAGTGTTCACGTTTGTGACGTTGTTCTGCTCAGGCAGGTTGACGTAGTTGTTGATCACTGGGGGCTGCGCTGGCGCATTCTTCGTGCTCATCTTCACCAGCGTGTGCAGCGACTTCATCTCATCCATGAGCTTTTGCATCTCGGCTTGGCGCTGATCTTCTTTGAGCTTTTCATTGATGTCGGCCATCGGATCTTCGGCGGCAGCAGCAGGCTCAGCAATCTTGCCAAGGCCATCTACAGGAGCCATTGCACCCTGAATCAACAGCTGATCGCCGCCTTCTTTCTCTGGCAGATGCTCCATAGCGCGAGCCTCGTTTGGTGTCATCAGGCCGTTTGTGATTGCAACGCGGTACGACTCATAGCGAGACTTCGCGTCAGCACGCAGCAAGGCGTCAAAATCAAACGCGACATCCATGCGGTCACGCTCTGCGGCCGTCATCAAGTTCACCAAGATGCTGGCCTCAATCTTTTCAAGCAGAGGACGCAGTGACAGCTTGTAGAAGCCTTGCATGACCTGCTCGATACCAGAACCCCAGACGCTCGTGCCAGACGAGTCGTTCACCATCACTGATGGCACGCCGTACCAGCGGCAGATCTCAGCGATCTGGAATTTACGACTGTCCAGCAATTCGATGTCCTGCGGCGACAAAGAAACCGAATCAAACTTCATGCCGCCTTCGAGAACCATCAAGCGATCATCGGTGCTGGTGGTCAAAGTGTTGAAGTTGGCACGAACTTTCTCGCGCTGCTCTGGAGTCAGCATTCGGTCAATGCTCAAAACGCCAGAGGGCTTCGCACCGTTGCGGTAAATCTTAGTTACAGCACCTTCTGCGGCCTGCGCGATGCCGAGTGAGTTGCGCTGGTAAGCCAAAGGCGACATACCGATCGTGCCGTTGCCCATCAGCTTCAAGTGCCAGATGTTTTCAGCGGCGAACACGGCCATGCCCTGATCGTTCTGGTAGTTGTAGACCATCGCGCCATCGTCAAGCATCATCGGCTCGACCTGCGCAGACATGATCGGCAACAAGCTGATGATTCGGCCACCAACGCGCTCAATCACGCAGTATGCGTTGCCGTTCACAATCAAATTCAGCATTACCGTCTCGAAAAACTCAATTTTCGTCTGGTATCGGTTCACTTTTCCATTGAAAAGCGTGGTCAATGCGTGAGTTTCGTGCACAACTCGGCCGTCTGGCGTCTTCTTGTAGATCGTCAGAGGCAGTGATGCGACAGTCTCAGAGAGCAATTTGACACAAGCCCAAACCGCTGAGAGCTGCATCGCGCTGTCATACGTGACAGTGGAAGCTGCGTCTTCAGAGTAGCTGGACGGCGTAGAGTATTGGATGCCTTTGGATCGGCGCAAACCGCCCATCACCCAATTTGAGAAGCTGGAAAATAGACTCATTTGAACGTCACCGGATTAGACAGAAAGCCATCGAAATCCCCTTCCGTGCTTGTCTGGGGGGTTACACCTACGGCCATCGCCAATGCAACCGCGCCGTCAATGCGGCCGGTCGCTTTTTGCTTATTCAGCTTGCGGTTTCCGGCTGCATCTTGCTCGATCTTAGCATTTGCCATACACATAGTCAAAACTGGATGCGCAGAGTGAGCCATTTTTTCATTCAGCAAGATCGTCTCCAATGAGTCGATCGCCGGAGCCATGTCTTTGAAGCCCTGGCCAAACGGTTGCAGTGGCAATTCGACACCCAGATTGTCAAACTCTTTCTTGAGCAGGTCAAAGCGCCAGCGGTCGTAGGCTACGGCCACCACGCTCATTCCATCCAGTGCTTCGACAATCTCGCGTGCCACTGCGTCGTACTCAATTGACGCGCTCGGCAGAGCTCGGATGAAACCTTGGTCTGCCCAAATGTCGTATGGTGCGCGGTCACGCTTTGCACGGTCACGCAAACCCTTCTCCGGCGTCCAGAAAATAGGCTTGACGTGCCACTTCTCCTCGAAGGCAATGGCCACCATCGCGGTCAAGTCATTCTTGGCCGACAGGTCGAGGCCGACGTACACAGGAACGCGGTAAAACACCGAATCGTCAGCTTCCATGCTGTTGAGCAGCCAAACGCCCTTTGAGATGAACGGCGCGGCCATCTCGACGCGCTGGTTTAGCACCAAATTGCGGAAAGTTGGCTCAAAACTTGGCATTCTTTGCGCTCTTTCGGCCTGTTCTTCCACGTCTTTTAGGCTGCGAAACACGCCAATAGCAGGGTTCGCCGACTTCCAGCCTGTGCGATCCATGATGTCCAATTCTTTTGGAGCCTCGTAGACGTGGCAAACGATGCGCGGATCTTTGCTTTCCTGCGCGTCGTCAAGCCAAATTGACAGCAAATCGTTATCGTTTGGAGCCTGTGTGCTGATGCAAATCAGCAGTGGATCTTTGTGTGCACCCTGCGCGGTGGTGATCGCGTCGATGAAATCTGACTGCGGCATTGCCAGAGTTCCTGTTGTCATGGCGCGTGCGTAATTGAGGCGCTATTGATTGTGATTGTCTGGCTAGCAGTGATGGTCACGCTGTCAAGATTGATGTCAGCACCCGACGTGCCGACTGTCAGGCCGGT